CAATGCCTCAACCAAGATCGATCCCATATATCTGCCAGCAGGTGGTGTCAACTTCCTGGGTATCTGGAATGCAGCCAACAACTCACCTACCTTGGCCGACGGTGTGGGCAATGTTGGCGACGAATACATCGTGGGCGTGGCCGGCACACAGGATCTGGGCTCGGGCAACATCACATTCGCAGTAGGCGATTTCGTTCTCTATACTTCAGGAAATGTGTGGGCAGACGTTCCTGTGGGCGGATCTGGAGTGCAAACTTTCAATGGCCGTACTGGAATAGTCACACTGTTCAGCAGTGATGTGACCAACGCACTCAGCAACGGCAGCATAACCAACAACTTTTTGGCAATAGATCATTGGACATTTCAAGCAGGCGCTGGAATCGGAATAATTGGCAACAGTGAAGTAGAATTAGGCGACACCATTACGGTGACCAACCAAGGTGTCACGGCAGCCATAGCCGGAACAGGTGTCACAGTATCATCAGCCACGGGCAATGTCACATATTCTATTGGCCAACCCGTGGGCGGCGCCAACTCTGTGTCATTCTTGTCAGTAACATCCAATAGCACCATCCAGGCCACTGGCAACATCACCGGTGGCAATCTTGTCACTGCAGGACAGGTAGTGGCCACGGGCAACATCCGTGGTGGCAACTTGATTACTTCGTCAGGCACAGTGGTCAACAATGGCCTGACCACATCAGGTAATGTCACAGCAGTCAATATCACAGCTAGCACACTGATACAAGGTGCCACGATTGTGGCCACTGGCAATGTCACAGGTGGCAACTTGGTAGGGCAGAACCTCACACCCACCCGAGTGACCTTTGTTGGCTCAGGCAAAGAAATCGACGACGATGCTGAATTCACTTACAACGATGTCACCAACACGCTCAGCGTGGGCAACATCACTGCTTCGGGCAATGTCACTGCTGCCTACTTCTTGGGCAACGGCACACAACTGACCGGTGTTGTGACCACAGGATTCCCCACTGTGGCGGCCAACGGCACCAATCTTGTGGCAGATTCTGCCACAGATACCTTGACTTTGGCCGCAGGCAACAACATAGTGCTCACCGGCAACGCCACCACTGACACTGCTGCATTCGCTGTGAGCGAGTCACCTGTATTCTCGGGCAATGTCACAGCGCCTTATTACTATGGCAATGGATCCACGCTCACAGGCACCACCGGCGGCAGCACATTCTACGGACAGTTCTGGAGCACAGTGAGCCAGCCCAATGACGCTGGAAATGCTGTGCCAATGACACTTGACACATCGGACGCATTCAACACAGGTGTCAGCATCGCAGTAGGCAACATTTCGCACATTGTGATAGCCAATCCCGGTGTGTACAACATACAGTTTTCGGCACAGTTTTCCAAGACCGATTCGGGACAGGACACTGTGAGTGTTTGGTTGGCCAAGGATGGTGTGAATGTACCGGACAGTTGCACAGATCTAGATCTTAACGGCAACAACGCCAAGATTGTTGCTGCCTGGAACTGGTTGGTCAATCCCACTGTGGCCAATACCTACTATCAGATCTATTGGTCCAGTTCAGATTCCGCTTTGGAATTACTGTCGATTGGTGCGCGAACCACTCCCACCCGACCCGCGGTACCCAGCTTAATAGTAACTGTGACACAAGCATAATAAAGGAATCACAATGTCAAAACTCTTTGTTTTTTTAGCACTAATCATCGCCATGCCGGCCTGGGCGCAGAAACAGCCCCAATCAAAACTCCATGACTGGTCAGTTACCCGAGTGGTAGACGGAGACACAGTTGAGTTTGCTGCTCCTTGGTTGCCTGACCCGCTGAAGAAAAAACTCAGCGTGAGAGTGTATGGTGTGGATACGCCAGAAAAAGGACATCGTGCCAAATGCGAATCCGAAGCCAAGCGCGGAGCCGCTGCCACTGAGTTTACCAAGGCATTTGTGGCATCTGCCAAAAAAACACAGATAGCATTGATCGACTGGGACAAGTTTGGTGGCCGTGTGTTGGGTGATGTCATCGTGGATGGTCGTAGCCTGCGTGCCGAATTGATCAAAAACGGTTTTGCCAGAGAATACTATGGTGAAGCCAAACAAAGTTGGTGTAACTGAACAAAATAATCGTTGACACGCCGAGGACACTAAGTTAATATTGTATCATTAACTTAGGAGTCTCAGATGTCACAATCCCGTAATTTTTCCTCGGAACAAAAAGCCAAACTCACACAACTGTTCAACGAAGGCAGCCAGGTCATGCACGAAATTGAAACCTTGACCGAAGGTCTCAACGACACAGTCAAAGCCATTGCCGAGGAAATGGAAATCAAACCCTCAATCCTCAAAAAGGCCATCAAGATCGCCCACAAGGCCGAGTTTGGTAAAGAGCAACAAGATCACGAACTGTTGGAAAATATTCTGACCACAGTTGGCAAGACTCTGTGACCAGTACATATGCCCAGTGGCGAAACAGCATTGGGGACTATGTCAAAAACGACTGGAGAGAAAATCCCTTTCGCTTTTGCTTAGAAATGACCGGTTGGGCCATCAGCATAGGCTGTAGTGTTACCTATGCTTGGACTGTGCCTAACTTGCCGTTCATCCCATTGTACTCTGCTTTTATTACCGGCTGCTTGATTATGGCATGGTGTGCCTACACTCGTGGCAGTTTTGGTATCCTGGGAAATTATTTGTTGCTGAGTATTATTGACAGCATAGGACTGATCAAGCTAATTATACAGCAGTCATAAGGTTCGCCGCCTCAAGGCAAGATTGGTATTTGCACAGCCCAAAGTGTGCATAGGAGAACGAATTTGAGTTATGTTGATGCACTACACAGCCGCGATGAAGATCGTATCTATGTAGTAGAGCGTGTAGCAGGTGCAAGGAGATACGAAGAGTATCCAGCCAACTATATCTTTTACTATGATGATCCGCGTGGCAAATTCCGCAGTGTGTATGACACGCCTGTTGCAAGATTCAGCACACGCAACTTTAAAGAATTCCAAAAAGAAATACGCATACAGTCGGGCAAGACCTTGTATGAGCAGGACATCAAGCCTGTGTTGCGATGCCTGGAAGAAAACTACAAAGGCAAAAAGTCTCCCGAATTGCACGTGGCATTCTTTGACATCGAAACAGGTTTCGATCAAGACAAAGGCTTTGCTGATCCATCAGATCCATTCAATCCCATCACAGCCATCAGTGTGTATTTAGACTGGATGGACAAACTGGTCACCTTGGTGGTGCCTCCTGCAGGCATGAGCGATGAAACTGCTGCCGAGATCGCACAACACTTTGACAACACATTTGTGTTCCGTGATGAAGGTCAGTTGCTGGAAACATTCCTTGATCTCATAGAAGACGCTGATGTGCTGTCAGGTTGGAACTCAGAAGGCTATGATATCCCTTACACTGTGAATCGTGTGACACGCATACTCAGCCGAGATGACACACGCAAGTTCTGTTTATGGAGCCAGTTTCCTAAACAGCGCACCTTTGAACGTTTTGGCAAAGAGTCAGAGACCTTTGACTTGATAGGTCGTGTGCATATGGACTATATGCAACTGTACAGGAAATACACCTATGAAGAACGGCACAGTTATTCCCTGGACGCCATTGGCGAATATGAACTGGGCGAGCGCAAGTTGGCCTATGAAGGCACGCTGGACAGTTTGTACAACAAAGATTGGCGTGTGTTCATAGACTACAATAGGCAAGACGTGGCCCTGCTGGCCAAACTGGACAAGAAACTTAAATTCCTAGACTTGGCCAATGAAATCGCACATGAGAACACGGTGTTACTGCCTACCACAGCAGGCGCAGTGGCTGTGACAGAACAGGCCATCATCAATGAAGCACACGAGCGTGGCCTGGTGGTGCCCAGCCGCAAACAGCGCCTCACCGACGATGACACAGCAGCCGCAGGTGCGTATGTGGCCTATCCCAAAAAAGGCTTGCACGACTACATTGGTGCGGTGGACATCAACAGTCTGTATCCTTCGGCCATCCAAGCACTGAACATGGCTCCTGAGACCATTGTTGGTCAATTGAGACCTACCATGACCGACGCACATCTCAAAAGCAAGATGCTGGCTGGCAATTCATTTGCTGCTGCCTGGGAGAATGTGTTTGGTTCCTTGGAATACACTGCTGTGATGAATCGTGAGCGCGGCACAGTGCTCACGGTGGACTGGGAAGATGGCACCAGTCAAGACCTGTCGGCAGCAGAAATTTGGAGCATGATCTTTGACAGCCACACGCCTTACTGCTTGTCAGCCAATGGCACTATCTTTACCTACGAGCGCGAAGGTGTGGTACCAGGACTGCTGGCACGCTGGTACAAAGAGCGTAAAGAACTGCAGAAGAATCTCAAAGAAGCCAAAACCAAAGAAGACATTGAGTTCTGGGACAAGAGACAGTTGGTAAAAAAGATCAACTTGAATTCACTGTACGGTGCTATTCTCAATCCTGGCTGTAGGTTCTTTGACAAACGCATTGGGCAGTCAACTACACTGGTGGGTCGGCAAATTGCACGTCACATGGCTGCGTTTATCAACGAAGCAGTCACAGGCCGGTATGATCACGTGGGCGATGCCATTATCTACGGTGACACTGATTCCTGTTACTTTTCTGCGTATTCTACACTGAAGCCGCAGATTGATGCCGGAGACATAGCCTGGGACAAAGACACTGCCATACAGATCTATGATACCATCGCTGATCAACTGAATGATTCATTTCCTGGCTTCATGGAACAGGCATTCCACTGTCGCAGAGATCACGGTGAGATCATACGTGGTGGTAGAGAACTGGTGGCCATCAAGGGACTTTACATCACCAAAAAGCGTTATGCGGTCATGATCTATGACAAAGAAGGCAAGCGCAAGGATGTCAACGGTGAACCCGGACAGATCAAAGCCATGGGCCTGGATCTCAAACGTGCTGACACTCCCAAGCGTCAAAGAAGAAGAGCGACTGGGTCGAGCTAATATGCCAGGCCACGTGCGTGCTTCAATGAATTGGAATAACCTCAGACGAATGCATAGCGACAAGTACAGTCTACAGATCGTGGACGGTATGAAAGTGATTGTGTGCAAACTCAAAAGCAATCCGCTAAACTTTACATCTGTGGCCTACCCCACCGACCAACTGCATTTGCCGCAGTGGTTTCGAGATTTGCCTTTTGATGATGCTGCCATGGAGACCACTGTGATCGACGAAAAGGTGGAAAACCTGCTGGGTGTGATGAATTGGGACTTGGCCAGTAACACGCAGATCAATTCAACCTTTGATAATCTTTTTAGTTTTGATTAAAAAAGTCATTGAAATCTATCATTTTTTGCTGTACAATCTAAATATACCTCACAAGGAGAAGCAATGAGCATCAAAGACACACTACAAGACATCGTGGAGCATACGCACAAGCTAGGCAACATTGATGTGGTAAAAATCACAGGCACAGACAAATCCACTGATTTGGAAGGACTCAGCGAAGACAAATCCGTGGTGTTGCAGGCTGCTTTCAAAACGCCGGTGGCCGAGTTTATTGGCACCTTGGGTATGCCCAATCTTGGCAAACTCAGCACACTGTTGAACCTGGAAGTGTATCGCGAGCACGCCAAGATCACTATCACACAGCGTGATCGCAACGGCGAAAAGATCCTAGACAGCATACACTTTGAAAACAAAGACAGCGACTTCAAAAATGACTATCGCTTCATGGCGCC